CCCTGTAATATATCGTGACAGGACATGTTGAGACGCTTTCTTGACAGGTTCGAGTCCCGTCACTCCCGCCATTTAAGTCGCTGAAAGCATTTGCTTTCGGCGATTTTTTTTGTGCCTGTGTGCCAAACGTGTGCCAAAGATTGCAGGCAAAATCAAAAGCGGGTGCGGGATTTCACCTTGACCTTGACGGAAACCGTCACTATATTTGACGTGTAAGGTCAAGAAAGGGAAAGCCATGCATATCGTAATCAAAGAACACAAGTCACGCGCTAAGGCAGGACACGCAGCGTTCTGTGTAGACACCCGCTCGCTGGTCGATGGCGGCAAGCGCAGCTTCTTCGCAACCCGGCAGCAGGCCCAGGCGTATGTCGATCACATTGCGTCTGAGCTGGCGCCCAACCTGGGCGAGAGCTGGGACTGGACGTTCCAGCAGCTGCGCGACCATTTCGTGGCGCACGTCGAGCGCGCACATGAGGACGGCGACGTCACCCGGTCGAGCATGATTGAGAAGCGCCGGCACAGCCAGACCTTCATCGATCTGAAGCTGAACAACAAGGTGCTGGCCAAGTCGAAGGTGCGCGATCTGACCACCGGCCAGATCCGGCTGCAGCTGATGGACGAGCTGAAGACTGGCCGCTCCATCAAGACTGTGAAGAACATCATGGGCAACGTCCGCGTCATGCTCGACTTTGCGATTGATTCGGGCTGCCGCAACAGCAACCCGGCCCTGGGTGTAAAGGCCAAGGGTGCCAAGAGCCATGACACTGGCAAGGCCCAGCGCATCCAGCCGGCAGTGATCGAATCCATCATTGCCCACATGCCTGAAGCCTGGGCGCTGCGCGCTCGCTTCGCTGCCACTACCGGCCTGCGCCAGGGTGAGCAGCGCGCCCTGCTGTGGTCTGACATCGATCTGGACAACGGCTATGTGTATGTCACCAAGGCTGTGAAGCACCGCGCCGAGGTAGGCGACACCAAGACCGCCAAGGGCAACCGCAAGGTGCCACTGACCCCCGACGTCAAACAGCTGCTGCAGGAGCTCTATCTGCGCGCTGGGCGGCCGTCAGCTGGTCAGCTGGTGTTCCCTAGCACAACCGGCAACGTGCTCTCTGACAGCCGTTTCCTGGCCGCTCTGCACAAGGCCTGTGACGCAGCTGGCGTCGAGCGCATCCGGTGGCACGATCTGCGCCACTACTACGCGAGCCGGATTTTGCAGGCGTTCAACGGTGACTGGTGGACAGTGACCAACCTGATGGGCCACGAGAGCATCAAGACAACCACCAACATCTATGGCCACTGGCTCGAAAGCGAAGAGCAGGACGCCAAGATCGCGGACGCTATCTCGGGGGCGTTCTAAGCAAAGGGGGCGCCTCAGCGCCCCCTTCTTGTTTCTATCGCCGCCTGGTGGAAGCGAATTGCAATCTGGTCGAGCTCGTCAGCTGACGCTTTCCTGGTCACGAACTGGCCCAGCACTATCGCGCAGACCTTGCCCGGCACCGGGTACACCAGAAATTCCGCAGACGTCGTCAAGCACAGCTCGTGCGACATAGATCTTCTTTCCAGTTTTGATCGTCGGGACGTCATTGCTTTTAATAAGGCGCCACGTCCTTTTGTAGCTGGCGTCTGTGTCTTCCCCAAAAAGATACGCAGCTGCTTCATGCAGCGTGAGAAGATTACCATCCATTGCTACCCCCACTAGGCTGCGGCGACGGTGCTGCAGGCGCTGGTGCCGGCGCGCTTCTGGCGCCATCAGGCTTGTTCACCATGAGCTGGAACGACATGACCTTCGGAAACTCTCGGACGTCTTCGACGCCTGGGGTGCGCTCCGATATGGTAATGCCCAGCTCGACGCCGGCCTCGGCCAGCTGGTGGTAGAGATCTTCGCAGATCTGCTTTTGCTCAGCTGTCATGGGCGCGAAGCTGCGCGTCGTGTCGTTCCACTCTGTGCGGAACTGCAGGAACGCGATGCCCCGGTACTCGACAGGCTCGCCGTGCATGTCGTTCTGACGGACATCCCGGCGCATCTTAATTTTAGATCGTGAAAAATGCGGCATCATCTTACTCCCGAGTTAATGCTTTCATAGCGGTTGTTGTAATGGTCGAAGAGCTCGGCATAGAGCTCGCGGTCTGCTTCCTGCAGATCTTGGCGCTGTTTCTCTGTACGGCGCGCCCAGGCCTGCATGGCGCCGAGGGTGACCTCGTTGTCCAGCTTGGCCTTTTCCTGGTCTACCCAGTCCCGCCAGGGGTTATCGTCAAAGGGTATGTTGTCAGCATCCAGCGACGGTGCCGGCGGCTGCTGAGCAGGCTTTTCCGGCTCGGGCTGTGGCACCCCGCCCATGCTGTCTGGCCGCTCTTCCTTGAAGGCGTCAGCTTCATCCTCGGAATAGACGAAGCCGGCCACGCCGATCAGTTTCAGAATCACGCGATCTTTTGCGCGCTTCTCTGCCATTGCGAAGGGATAGCTGTTCTTGTTGTTGTAGCTAGCAGCTTCACCAACAGACCATTCAAACCGATCTTTGAGCCGGCCTGAGACAAGCACGGCTGCGTATTTCTTTTCGGCGCTCGCGTCGATTATTGTCGGCACGTCAAAGACAATACCCAGGTGTTCTGCGACCTGTTCCAGGGCTTTGTGCAGCGCTACAGGGGTGCCGTGGCAATCCCATGTGGCCTGTTCCCTGGTGAGACCTATCGCTTTGAAGATCTCAATTAGTTTCTGGGGCAAATCAGCCATTCATGTTCTCCAAAAAGTCGATGCCTTTGTCGGTGATCTTCCACACCACCTCTTGGCGTTTACGTTCATTCCTGGCGCGCTCGCCGCTGTCGGCGACCAGGCCCATGCGTTGCAGCTCGGTGAGCCGAGGCTTGACGCTGTAGAGCCAGGCGCCCATCCTCTCGGCAACCTGGCTTCCTGTCAGGCCGGGCTGGGCTGAGGCGAGGCTTTGCAGGGCTTGAAGCCTCAGTCCAGTTACCTTTGGTGCGATAAACTCAGCTGCTGCCAGCTCAGTGTCCTTCGCGTTCTTATGAACATTCGGGCCAGGGTCGCCTGGCCAATCCAACAGATCACCTTGCATCACCACGCTCCTTCGGGTGCCAGCACCCACATGATGAAATACAACTCGACCATCAGCAGCGCGAAGGCGATGCCGGCGATGATCTCTTTGAACCATTCCCATTTAGTCATTACACACTCCATATCTTCCGGGCCTCAGCCAGGTATGTTTCGGGTTCATCCCAGTAAATTGCACGCCAGTCTGGCGAGACCAGGCTGAACAACTCGTCCTGAGTTTTGGCTGCGCGCAGTATGTTTTCGGTGGTTTTGTGCTGCAGGATGATGTCGTTCAGCACGTCCTGCAGAAAGTCGTCGCGCAGCTCGGGCGCGTTGTCGGGCGTGAACACCCGATAGTCGGTCGCGTTGGCGTACACCAAGAACGGTGGCCGGTTACCATTGAGAGCCCAGAACCCAGCTGACTGATAGACATTGTTCATGTCGAACATGCCAGTCAGCGAAGACGGCAACCCGCTTGAATGGAACGACCAACCTTTTTTGGTCTTCACTCTTTTCGACCATTTGGTTTTAAGGTCGCCGCGGTTCGCATAGTCCGGCCGGGTATCATGGGGCAGCGCAAGACCGGGCAGGGTGTTCAACAGCTGCATCTCACCCAGGATACGGTTCTCGCTTGCCATAGCCTCTTGCAGGCCTTTGATGGCGTGTTCTGCAACCAGGGGCAGCTCTTCCAGGTATTTATCTTTCCGGGCTGCGTCGTCTTCATCTTTGGGCTCATAGGCCTGCAGCTGCTCGACGCCGGCATGGGTAGCTTCGGACAGGCTCAGTGTTTCACCCTTGTCATCCATGACCAGATGTAGGTCAGTGATGGTCTGGGTGGCCTTGCCGGCTTCCATGTTGGCTGAGCTGCGCCGACTGTTCAGACGATAAAGAACGTCTTTAGCTTTTAGCTTGTCGGCATCTGATGCGCTGGTGTTTCGCAGCACGGTGTAGGCAGCATCGATTTGCGGCCTGATCACACATTTTTCAAAAAGGTTTTTTGCCCGATCTTTCGAGCGAGGATTGGAATGGGTACGCACGTTGTGGCGCGTTGCCCAGTCCGGGACGTCATGTAACATAGCAGTTTCTCCCATACTATTATGGGAGAGAACGTATCACCACATGACGGCAGACGTCAAGTCACTTGGCTTTTACTATCTGCACACCGCGCAGATCCGGGCGCCGGATAATCGAAATAATCGGGCAGGCCCACAAAAGTTTTACACCAGAGGCGTTATTGAAACCTGGTGCGGTATTAGCGTGAATTGTGTATGTGCCACCTGGCTCGGGGTAGACCAGCCCCCACCACAGCTCACCGTCAGGCGTCATTGCATATGATGGGTGCTGAAAACACTCTTTGGATACGCGGCCTTCCAGTGCCGGCTTGTAATCGATTATCTCAAGCTGGCCGTTCCACATCTCGAAATGCCAAGGCACGTCACCATTGAGGCTAGCTCGGACGCAGGCTACATCAGCCTCGTAAAAATCGGACAGATAAACCAGGTCTGGTGTTGTATCCAAATCAAGATACGGCTGGCCTTGTTCGTTAAGACGCCAATCTGCGATGACTGACAAAGGCTTTGTCGGAAACAGCACCTCTTGTGCCGTGCAGCCAAGGATCTTGCCGTATTGCTCGGCGTCCTGCAGCGTCATTTGTATCTTGCCGTGGACGTGACGAGACAAGGTCTCCGGCGTGATGCCCTTGGCTACCGCGACCTCTTTCTTTGACATGCCGCTCTCGGCAATCTTCTTGTCCAGATTATTAGGCATTTGCATAGCGTACCACCTTGTCGGATACCGTTAAAGCCAGAGAATAGAGATAAGAGGCTAGACGGCAAACGTCAAGTCATGTTACACATGGCGCATGATACTTGATGATTACAGACGCAAAAAAGGCTGGTCGTACAGCGAGCTAGCCAGGCAAGTCGGGGCATCCCATGCCACAGTCGTGCGCCGCTGGTGCCTGCCATTTGGCCATGACGACCGGCTTATTCCCAACGAAACATTCATGGATCGCATTGTTCAGATCAGTGCGGGTGAGGTGATGCCTAATGACTTCTACCTACGCCGCAACTGAAGACGAGCTGCAGAAACAGGTTGTTGAATGGCTGAACGTGGCCCTGCCGCCTGGTTGTGTATTCCATCACAGCCCCAATGAAGGGCGCCGCCACGTCGCGTTCAAACGCAAGCTGCGCCAGATGGGTACCCAGTATGGGTGGCCGGATCTGGAGATCTTCGTGCCAGGTGACCAGGCGATGCATGGCATGAGCACCTCGATCTTTATTGAGCTCAAGCGGCCCAAGGGCGGGAAGCTCAACCCGAATCAGGAAGAGATGAAGGCCCGGCTATTGCTGGCCGGCTGTCACTGGGGGCTAGCCCGGTCTGTCGAACAGGTTCACGAGATCCTGGAGCCCCTGGTCAAGCTGAGGGCCGGCATATGATCGGAGAGGGTGACGGCACATGGGAACGCTGGCTGCGCTTCGGTAGATGCCCGAAATGCCAGACGGCGCTGTCTGACGTCCAAGGCGGCACCGTCAAATGCGAGAGCTGCAAGCTGACCATCAGGGTCGAGCCCTGCAACTACAGCGACAGCCTGGGCGAGTGTCGGGGCGGCATGATCAGGGAACCTGACGGCGACGGCTGCGTTCAATGGACGACATGCTTCAAATGCCAGGGCAGGGGGTGGACGTGATGCGAAGCCTGGCCACAGAGATGAAGCGCCTGGGCATTGACCACCCAGACACCGGCTTTGTGTCCGCGTTCACTCGCGGCCTTTCTGGCAACGAAAAGAGCAGGCTGCGGTCTATGTTCCGGGCTGAGCTGGAGCGCCGGCAGCGGGTATGCCAGCTGACAGGCTCGCGCATCAATCTGAAGGCATCACATATCAAACCATTCGATCACTGCGTCAGCGAAGAAGAAGCTGTGTGCAATGCAAACGGCTTATTCCTGCGGGGTGATATCGACTACCTGTTCGATGGCGGGTTTATCTCTTTTGATGACAAGCGCCGGCTGATGATATCGCACGAAATCACCAAGCCCCTGGGTAAGCTGTGGGTGCCACAGATGCAGATAGCCATAGGCGAAGAGGCTATGCGTCATTGGGCGTCCGGCGGCGACAAGGCTAAGGTCAAGGCCTACCCGATACCCAGGAAGATGGATTTCCCGAAAGGCAGCTGGTCTGACCGTGACCAGCGCAGGCGCCGCAAGCCTGCCATTGAGGCAGCGCGGATGCGCGAAGAGTTCATGGACTATCACCGCCGGCATGTCTTCAAAGGCCCAGAGGTGCAGGCCAATGATTAGGCAGAAGGATGACTGGTATCCAACGCCGCCAGAGGCGACAGAAGCGCTACTGCAGCACGAGACCTTCGACGACAAGGTCTGGGAGCCGGCATGTGGCGACGGCGCCATCTCGGAGCATTTGAAGCTGCACGATTACACGGTGGTTAGCAGTGATCTGAATCATTATGGCTATGGGCATTGCGGCATCGATTTCCTGATGGAGCGCAAGCGCTTTGCTGACAGCATTGTGACCAACCCCCCATTCAAACTAGCCAACCAGTTTATCAGCCACGCCATCGATATTGGTGTGAAGCGCCATGCCTGGCTGCTTCGCCTGGCGTTCCTGGAAGGCAAAGCCCGGCACGAGCAGCTGTTCAGCAAGCACCCGCCCAGGGCGATCTATGTGTTTAGCCGGCGCCTGACCATGTGGCGCGGCGATGAAGAAGCTAGCGGTACCGGCACCACAGCCTATGCCTGGTTTGTATGGCATGAGGGATACACAGCGAACCCGGAGGTGTTCTGGGTATGACGCGCCGTGACTATTGCCTGCAACAAGCTGACCAAGAGATCCGCAGACTGATTCGTGAAGGATTTGGTTTGTTTAGGATAGCCGAGCTCTATGACGTGCCTGTCATACGGTACTGCAATGATGCTCGCGCTGAGCTCGACCCCAACTGGCTCAATCTGCCTGATTACATCAAGGCACAGGGTCATGGGGTCATAACAGAACCCTATCTGCGGGAAACCCTGGCCGACCAGGTCGAGGCTATCCTGGAGCGGGATGATCGTGAGGTGACATGGCTAGACGCACGACGCGCGTAAATGGCCACCACGCCTTGCGTGACCTGGGCCGGCAGTGCTGCGAGGCCTGTGGCAAGGAACACGCCATTGTTGCCGGTACCTGGGTCATCCTCGCCAGCGGCGCCTTTGTTTGTCACAACGACGATTGCTGGCGGGTTTTAGCTAACTGGTACAAGGAGAAGAACGATGCCAAGAGAATGGACGAAGGAACAGCGCGCGGCGCAGTCGATCAAGATTAAAGCAGCCTGGGCTCGCAAGAAGCAGGCACAGATGACTTGGTGGCAGCGCGTCAAGTCAGCCCTCGGATTACGTTAAGGGGGTTGACAGATGACTGAAATTAAAAATAGAATTGCCGCAGGCACACAAGCTAAGCATAAGCTAAGCTCAGCACGACGCAATGGCTCTGTGCAAGTCTCAGCAAACCCCCAAATCAATAAATTAATAAATAACATAGCTAAGGGTACTAGCTATGCTTATAGCTCAGCTATAGCTAGAGCTAAGCAATCGCCGCTCGACGAGCTGCAACGCCGCGTATTCAAGCGGCTTCGCCCCAGGTATAGCTCAGATAGATTCGCGCAGCTGAACACAGCTGTGTCTGCCATGCCGCCATTGGCGCGGTATGACTGGCTAGCCGAAGAACAACGCAGGCTCGACAATGAACGTCGGTAGAGCCAGCATCACTGAGCTGGACGAGCTCTTCATGGAAGCTGCCGAGACTGAGCGCAAGCTGCCAGCTGCTATTCGCAAGCAAAAGATGAGCTCGTGGCCAGAGTATGTCCAGGAATGGTCTGCGTATGGCTACCATGCTTTCGAGGCGCCGATCCTCAAAGCAACGCCGGCACAAATCACGAAATACGAGATAGCGCTGGAGCTCGGCATAACGAAGATGGACGAGGAAGACAGGCGCCTGGTATGGGCTGTGGCACACTCAGCAGCCTTTCGAGAGCGTGGCCCGGCATGGTCAAAGATAGCCAGGATACTGGGCTTGAACGACCCCAGGGTCGTGAAACGCAGATACCAGGATGCGCTTGTCAGGCTGTATTACAGGCTCTGATGACGGCATCGGACAAGCTGTTTGACGGTAAACCACAAGCTGGTTGACGCGGATGCACCGAATGTAGTATGAATATTTATAGAATGGCACAAGATATTGCCGTTCTAGTTCCTCCCTTAACAGAACCTTACGCAGCTTGGGCAGTTTCACACGAGTTTCGGCTCAGCACTACCCGGCTGCACCAGGCACTAAAGCAGGCTCATCGTTGCACGGCGGTGGGCCTGCGCTCTTTTGGATTGATATGGCAAAGACACGAGTAACGAAAAAGCAGATGCAGATCATCTGCGAGCGGATAGCTGATGGCACAAGCCTGACGCGGATCTGCAACGAGGACAGCTCGCTGCCTTCGTGGCGTACTGTGCTGCGCTGGGTTCAAGAAGACGAGGATGCGTACACGCAGTACCGCGTTGCAAGGACATTGCAGTGCGAGGTGATGCGCGATCAGATCATCGACCTGGTCGAAGCACCATTGCCTGATGACCCGAAGCTAGCAATGGCTGAGGTGCAACGGCGTAGGCTAGAGGCTGACCACAAGGACAAGCATATCCGGCAGATGCAACCGCTTGGCATCCGAGATAAAGCAGAGGACAGCAAGCAAAGCAGCGGGACTATCACGCTGTCGTGGGGCAATGCCGAGCCTGCAGTCTTAGCCAATGGCTGACCTGGTCGATAGGCCAGCTTGGTTGCGTAGGGCTCTTGATCCTTCGACGCCTACTACAGAGGCGCGAGAGACCATCAAGACTATGTCAAACGATGGCAAGCTGTTCCCTACGATACGCATGATCAACGGCAAGCTGAAGAAGCTCAGCGACCGCGAGGCGTATGACATGGCTATGGATAAGGGTGACTTCATCCAGTTCGATAGCGACGAGCAAGCCACGCAGTTCAGCAAGATGCTGAGCGATATGATTGGCAAAGATCGTGTCGAGAAACGCAGCATCATGGGAAGCAAGAACAAGGACTAGCTATATAAAAAGCTGGCTGTGTTGGCAGTGCTCGCGCGCACGAGGGTCAACCAGATTTTGGTTAACGAGCTTTGCCCAGGCTGAACGCAGCTTGGCACAGGCTTGGCACAGGGCTGGCTGTAGTACGCAGAAAACATAGCAGTGGGCGCGGGATACGAGCCTGTCGATTACCAGGATTTGCTGAGCGACACCCCCACCCACCCCAGACCAACCCGCCGGAATCTATAGCGTATATTACCTGGACATGAGCCTGTCTCTCACATGAACATCGAAATACCCTACACGCCTAGACCAGGCCAAGCGCAGCTCCACGGTGAGCTGCAGGCCAAGCGCTGGGGCGTCGTAGTCTGTCATCGTCGCTGGGGCAAGACGGTGATGGCCATTAATCACTTGCTCCGGGACGCTGTGCTGAACAGCAGGCCCAACCCGCGCTTTGCTTACATAGCGCCTACCTATCGCCAGGCTAAGGCTGTGGCGTGGGATTATCTGAAGCAGTTTGCAGGGGCTGTGCCTATGGTGCGGTTCCATGAGACCGAGCTCCGGGCAGATCTGCCTAATGGGGCCAGAATACAGCTGCTGGGTGCTGAGAACCCTGACAGCTTGCGTGGCATCTATCTGGATGGTGCCGTGCTGGACGAAATGGCAGACATGCCTGAGAGCCTCTTCCCAGAGATCATCAGGCCGGCGCTGAGTGACCGTAAGGGCTGGGCGCTGTTCATTGGTACCCCGAGGGGCCACAACGCCTTCTTCGACCTTTACACGGCCGCTGAGGGCCAAGAGGACTGGCATACGGCCATCTACCGGGCGAGCGAGACAGGCATCCTTGATGACGAGGAGCTGGACGCTGCCAGGGCGATGATGACTGCAGATCAGTTTGAGCAGGAGTTTGAGTGTTCCTGGGTGGCGAATGTGCCGGGGGCTGTTTTTGGAAAAGAGCTTCAAGAGATCCAGGAAAAGGGCCGCATCAGTTCAGTTCCCTATGACCCGACAGTGCGGGTGGATACCTGGTGGGATCTGGGCGTAGGTGATAGCACGGCGATCTGGTTCACGCAGTCTGTGGGCCGGGCGGTGCATGTCATCGATTTTTACGAGAACAGGGGCGAGGGCTTGCCGCATTACGCGAAGGTTCTTGCTGACAAAGATTATTTTTATGGGACGCATAACGCGCCGCATGACATTGAGGTTCGCGAGCTCGGCTCGGGGAAAAGCAGACGCGAAACTGCTTGGGATCTAGGAATTAATTTTAGGGTGGTTCCTAAGCTCCCGGTCGAGGATGGGCTTCATGCTGCACAGATGCTTATACCACGTTGCTGGTTTGATGCAGAGCTCACAAAGGCGGGGCTTGAAGCGCTCAGGCAGTATCACCGGGCCTACAATGAAAGGCTGCGGACGTTTAGGAACACGCCTGTCCATGACTGGTCGTCACATGCTGCGGATGCTTTCCGGTACCTGGCAGTCGGCCTCAAGGAAAATACGCAGTTTGACAGGCCGCCACAGGCCATAGCGGACAATGGCTACAACCCGCTGGGAGTAAGTTTGTAATGGGATTTTTGAAACCAAAGGTAAGCGTTCCCCCGCCGCCGCCACCTCCACCGCCGCCTGTTGCGGTTCCTGAACCGGTCACCCCAGATCCGGTGGTCAAGCCCAACACGGTAGTCGATGCGGTAAAGGACGAGATGACCGGCGAGAAGGCGAGCAAGAAAGCTAATATGAAGACCAACGTGAAAACGTCGGCACAGGGCGTAATGACAGACGCGCCTATCGAGTACGCCTCACTGCTTGGGCAGTCTGGCAAAACCAAAAAACCAGGAGACGTGTGATGGGCGGTGTAGTCAGGACAGTTCGGAAAACCTTGCGGAAAGGGGTGAGCGAGATAGCAAAAGCCGCAGGCGTGGCTCCAACTAATTCTCAAATCGCGGCGCAACAAGAAGCAGCGCGCCGCGCACAAGAACAGGCGGCAGCTCAGGCGAAAGCCCAGGCAGAAGCTGAAGCAGCTGCCAAAGCGGCCGCAGCTGAGAAGCAGCGCAAGGCTGAAGAGGCCTTGAAGGCGCAACAGGCCGTCCAGGTGGTCGATGCACCAGGTGATCCCAACAACCCTGATGACGTCATTTATTCGGGTGAACAAGGCGCGGACAAGCCCAAAAAGAAACGCAAGAAGAGCGGCACGATTATGACCGGCTCTAAGGGCGTGATCGGCGATGCGCCCACAGAAAAATCCACGCTGCTAGGTGGCTAAATGGCTGACGAAATCGCACAGATCCTGCTGAAGCGCTTCCATAGCCTGGAAACGCAGCGGCAGACATGGGAATCGCATTGGCAAGAGGTGGCCGACTATGTCGTGCCAAGGAAAGCTGATGTGACCAAGAACCGCTCGCCAGGCGATAAACGCTCCGAGCTGGTCTTTGATGGCACCGCTATCCATGCCGCCGAGCTGCTGAGCGCATCCCTGCACGGTATGCTGACCAATGGCAGCACCAGCTGGTTCAGCCTTCGTTATTCCGACCCGGATCTGAACGGTGACGATGAAGCGATGGAATGGCTGCAGTCTGTCGAAGACGTCATGTACCAGGCTTTCAACCGCTCTAACTTTCAAGAGCAGATCCACGAGCTCTACCAAGATCTGGTGACCTTCGGCACCGCCGTGATGTTCGTCGATGCTGACGATGATCAACAGGTGCGGTTCAGCACCCGGCACATCAAAGAGTGCTTCCTGTCAGAGGATGACAAGGGGCGGGTCGATACGGTGTTCAGAAAATTCAAAATGCCGGCACGAGCTGCTGTCGCGCGTTTTGGTGAAGAGAAGATGAACACCAAGATCTTGAAGAAGGCGGCCGAAAACCCCTACGAGCAGATCAACCTGGTTCACGCTGTGTATGAGCGCCAAGAGCGCGACATCACCAAGGTGACAGCTGACAACAAGCCTTTCGCCTCGGTCTATATTGAGCCGGAAGAAAAGGTTGTCCTGTCCGAATCAGGGTTCGACGAGTTCCCTTACATGGCGCCGCGCTACACCAAAAGCTCGTTTGAAATCGGCTATGGTCGCTCGCCGGCCATGACAGCGCTTGCTGATATCAAGATGCTGAACAAGATGTCCGAGGTGACCATCCGGGCAGCACAGAAACAAGTTGACCCGCCGCTCCTGGTGCCAGACGACGGCTTCATGCTGCCTGTCCGCACTATCCCAGGCGGTCTTAATTTCTACCGCTCCGGGACACGCGACCGGATTGAGCCGCTCAATATCGGCGCCAACAACCCGCTGGGTCTGAACATGGAAGAACAGCGCCGGCAGGCAATCCGCTCGGCGTTCTATGTTGATCAGCTCATCCTGGGCCAAGGGCCGCAGATGACAGCGACAGAGGTTGTCCAGCGCACAGAAGAAAAGATGCGCCTGCTTGGGCCTCTCACAGGGCGCCTGAGCCAGGAGCTGCTGCAGCCACTGATCAGCCGGGTCTATAGCATCCTGGCACGTCAGAAGGCCTACCGGCCGGCACCGGATTTCATGCAAGACCAGAACCTAGAGATCGAATATGTATCGCCGCTCGCCAAGGCACAGCGCCAGGGCGACATCCAATCCATGACCCGCCTGCTGGAGCTGATGACGCCGCTGTCGCAGCTTGACCCAGGCATCATGGACTATGTCGATAGTGACGGCATCTCCAAGCACCTGATCAAGATCCTGGGCGTACCGGCCACAGCTGTACGCGGTGACCGCCAGGTTCAGCAGCTGCGCGCCCAGCGCCAGCAGCAACAGCAGGAGCAAATGGAACAGATGCAGCTGATGCAAACGGCAGAGGCGGCCGGCAACGCAGCGCCAATGGTACGAGCCCTGGACGCAGCTGAGGCTCCGCAAGAATGACGCCGGAAGAAACGATAGAGCTCTACAAAGAGGTGTTCACGACAGTTCAAGGTGAACAGGTTCTAGAGGACATGGGCGTGAGGTTTTGTGAACATTCTTCAACATTCTCATCCGACCCCTGTGAAACAGCGTACCGCGAAGGTCAGCGGACGGTGTTGCTGTTTATCAGATCAATGATCCGCGACCGCAAACCATTAGAGGACATTGCATCAGATGAGTGAAGAACAGGTAGCTGAGGTCTCTGCCGACGCAGAGGTAACCCAGTCTGTCGCCGAAGATTGGCGCTCAGGTATCCCCGAAGAGATCCGGGGGCATAAATCATTAGAACATATCCAAGACGTGGGAGCCCTGGCTAAATCCTACGTTAACGCTCAGTCGATGATCGGCGCGGACAAAATTGCCATCCCAGGCAAACATGCCACCGACGAAGACTGGGGCGAGGTCTACCGCCGCCTGGGCCGGCCAGATACCCCAGAGGGTTATGAGCTGGTCAATGAGGTGCCGGAAGGCGTCGAGGCCAACGACAATATCCTGGACTGGTTCCGGGGCGCTGCTCACGAAGCAGGCCTGACACCAGGCCAAGCCCAAAAGCTGCTTGCCGGCTACAACGACATGCTGGGCGGCATGACCCAGGTCGATGAAGGCCAGGCAGAACAAGCCCGGCTTGACACAGAGGTCGAGCTGAAGCGCGAGTATGGCGCCGCATACGAAGACCGTATGACCAACGGCAACGCTGTGCTGCAGGAATTTGGGACAGACGACATCACAGAGATCCCCCTAGCCGATGGCCGGCTGCTGGGCGATCACCCTGAGATGATCAAGATGATGGTTAACATAGGCGAGTTCATTAACAGCAAGATCGGCGAAGACAGCCTGGAAGGCATCAAGACATCTGGCGCAATGACACCAGCTGATGCCAAAGACAGGGTCGCCGAGCTGACTGCACAAGGCTCGCCATACTGGGATCAGCGCCACCCCGAGCATGAGTTCTATGTGAACGAAGCTCTGAAATATCGGGGGATGATCGGTGGCTGACGCAGAAACAGATCGCGAGTTCCGGCTTGAGGTGCTGCGCCTGACCTTGGAGACAGGGTCGGCCGGCATCATCAGCAACCCGCTGGAACACGCTGAAAAAAATTTGCAGTGGTGCCTGCAGCCTCTTGATAAGCCCCAGGCCCGAGAGGCGAAAGCACCCAGCAAAAAACCCGGACAAGCTGCATAGCCCCGGTCGGCGCAACCGTAATTGCAAAAACCTTTCGTCCGACATGTGTCGGGTAGCGAGCTTTTTCCAAAACTCAGTGAAAGGAGGGTGCAATGAGCACTCAAATCACCACTGCGTTTTCCCAGCAGTTTAGCGCCAACGTACAGCTGCTTTCTCAGCAGATGGGCTCCATCCTTCGTGGAGCAGTCTCTGAGGAAGCAGTAACTGGTGAGAAGGCTTTCTTCGACCAGGTTGGCTCTGCAGCCGCTGTGAAACGCACCTCTCGTCATGGGGATACCCCGACTGTCGAGACACCGCATAGCCGCCGCATGGTGACTATGGATTCGTATGAATGGGCAGATCTGATCGACGATGCTGACAAAGTCCGCATGTTGATCGATCCGACTAGCACCTACGCTCGTGCAGCTGCTGCTGCAATGGGTCGTGCTATGGACGATGCCATCATCGAAGCAGCAACAGGCACAGCCAAGACTGGCAAGTCTGGCGGCACCAGCACTGCCATGCTGTCCGGCCACCAGATCGCAGCTGGTTCTGCTGACCTGACCCTGGCGAAACTGATTGAGGCCAAGAAGATCCTTGACCTTGCTTCGGTTGACCCATCCATCCCGCGTCACATTGCCGTCGGGCCTGACCAGATTGAAGCACTGCTGAACAGCACGACTGTCACCAGTAGCGATTTCAATACGGTCAAAGCTCTGGTTCAAGGTGAGATCAACACGTTCATGGGCTTCCAGTTCCATGTTTCGACACGTCTCGCCAAGTCCGGCAATAACCGCACATGCTTTGCTTGGGCCGAAGACGGCATCAAGCTGGCTGTCGGTAAAGACGTCATGTCGCGTATCGATGAGCGCGCCGACAAATCTTACTCCACCCAGGTTTACTACTGCGCCACCTTCGGTGCGACCCGGATGGAAGAAGAGAAGGTCGTGTCCATCGTCTGCGACGAATCAGCATAAGGAGGGCTTGAGATATGGCTACTGTATATAGCACTCAGCGCACCACGCTGACTCAGGACGACCCTTCCGGCTTCGTGCAGGCAAATGAGCTTGCAGGAAATGTTCGTGTTGCATATGGCACATACGAGGCATCTTCGCTCGCATCTGGTGATGTGATTGAGATGTTCGCTCTGCCTAACGGCGCGCGCATCCTGCAGGGTCAGCTGGCTCACGATGCACTTGGTTCGTCCACAACCTTGTCTGTTGGCTATGCAGCCCACACTGACAGCAGCGGATCGGCTGTCGCCGCATCCGCAGCTGCCTACAAAGCTGCAGCCGCTTCGACGTCAGCTCAGATCGTGGACATTGTTGCCACGCTCGCACTGCTGAACGGCGAAGAGGTAGACGCCAACGAAGACGGCAAAGTCGTCACAGTGACTATGGGCGGTGCCGCAGGCACTGGCACTATCGCTGTCACGATGCTGTACGTCGTTGACTAACCATGAGAGGGGCAGCTCCGGCTGCCCCTTTTTCTCATAAGGGGATCTAAATGGCATCTGTTGTTGATATCTGTAACAGCGCTCTGAACCAGATCGGCGCATCGAACATCATCAGTCTGACTGAGGATAGTAAGGCCGCGCGTCTGTGCAATCAGCGTTATACCTTTGTCCGCGATAGTGTCTTCCGCTCGCACCCTTGGAATTGCCTGACAACCAGGGCAACCCTGGCGCCGGACACCGCGACCCCCGCTTTTGAATTTAGCAAGCAATTCACGCTGCCCACCGACCCATTCTGCCTTCGCGTGTTGCAGCTCAGCAACACAGACATCCTTTACAAGATCGAAGGCCGCAAGCTGCTATGCGACGAAAGCAGCATTGAAATGATCTATGTCGGCCGGGTAGAGGACGGCAATCAGTATGATATGCTGTTGATCGAAGCGCTGGCCGCAGCGATGGCAGCTGACCTGGCATATCCGCTGGTCGGCAGCTCGGCCCTGGGCGCCAACATGTATCAGCTCTATCAGAACAAGCTGACCGAGGCGCGCTTTGTTGACGCGACCGAGGACAACGACATCAATACATCTGTGCTTTCTGACAGCCGGACAGTCGCAGCCGATACCTTTATCAACGCGAGGTTCTAATGGCGAAGGCGTCACCAGCGTTCACTAATTTTACAGCCGGCGAGCTGAGCCCCAGGCTTGATGGTCGGACTGACGTTGGCAAGTATTTCAACGGCTGTAAGAAGCTGCAGAATTTTGTCGTGCATCCGCATGGCGGCGCCAGCCGGCGCCCCGGCACTATCTTTGTTCGTGAGGTCAAGAACAGCGCTCACAATGCGCGCCTGATCCCTTTCGAGTTTAACGTCACCCAGACCTATATCCTGGAGTTCGGCGACCAATATTTCCGCGTTCACAAGGACGGCGGTACCGTAGTTTCGAGCGGTGTGCCTGTAGAGATCACAACGCCCTACGCCCACACAGATCTGGACAAGCTAAAGTTCACGCAGTCAGCTGACGTGATGTATCTGGTGCATCCTGACTTTGCGCCGCGCAAGATCACCCGCACCAGCCACACAGCCTGGACAATCACCGAGGTGGATCTGCTGCGCGGCCCGATGGCCGAAGATAACGCAACCAGCACAACGCTGGTATCAGACGCCCGGACAGGCAATGTGACTATCACAGCAAGCGCAAACACGTTTGCCAGCAATGACGTCGGCCGGCTGATCAGACTGCATGACGGCTTCGTAAAGATCAGCAGCTACACGTCTGCCACGTCTGTCGATGCTGACGTGCAAGAAAACGCCGACGGCCGCACCGAGCTGATGCCGAGCTACACGGCGACAACCATATCGGCCCATGAAGGCGACCCATCTGCCACCGGCCTAGAGCACAATGACCGCTTCCAGGATTCGAGCGGCCAGTTTGTGACTCAGGGCTTCAAGGTCGGCATGAAGGTATCTGTCACCGGGTTCACCGACAGCAACAACAACGAAAGCTCGGCGATCATCGTCAAGGTCACAGATGACACGCTGCTTCTCGCACCGTCTTCGGATCTGACCGACGAAGCGGCCGGCGACAGCGTGACGATCAGCGGCGACCTGACTGCCAGCACAGATTGGGCTCTAGGCGCCTTCTCAGCGTCCACTGGCTACCCTTCTGCTGTTGCCTTCTATGAACAGCGCCTGGTGTTCGCATCGACCACTGAGCAGCCTCAAACGCTGTTTTTCTCGGTAGGTGGCAGCTTTGAGGATTTTGCTGCCGGCACCGACGCCGATGACGCCCTGACATACACCCTGGGTTCAAACCAGGTAAACATCATCAGATATCTGCAAGCCGGCCGTGTGCTGCTTGTCGGGACATCTGGTGGCGAGTTCGTTGTGACAAGCTCCGAGGACGCGCCTCTGAGCCCCACCAACGCCGTTGTGAAGCGCCAGGCCACATATGGCTCGGCAGACATCCAGCCGGTACAGGTGGCCAACGTGACGCTGTTTGTGCAGCGAGCAAAGCGAAAGCTGCGTGAGCTGGTCTTCGATCTGAACACAGATTCATACCAAGCGCCGGACATGACCATCCTGGCAGAACACATCACCGACGGCGGCATCAAAGAGATGTCACTCCAACAAGAGCCGGACAACGTGGTGTGGTGCGTCCTAGAGAATGGCAAGTTCGTCGGCATGACCTACCGACGTGAAGAGAATGTGATTGCCTGGCATGAACATTTGATCGGTGGCGGTTTTGGTTCAGATGCGTTTGGCCACGTCGAGAGTGTGGCAACTATCCCAGGCGACCTTAACGAAGATGACACTTATCTCGTGGTCAAACGCACGGTCAACGGTGGGACAAAGCGCTATATCGAATATTTCAGCAGCTTTGATTTTGGCGATGATATTGAAGATGCGTTCTTCGTGGATAGCGGCCTGACCTATTCCGGGTCAGCTGCAACGTCGATCAGCGGACTAGATCACCTGGAAGGCGAGACCGTTTCTATCCTAGCCAACGGCGCTGTCCACCCGGATAAGACAGTCAGCTCGGGATCTGTGACGCTCGACTACTCGGTGACCAAAGCGCATATCGGGCTGAATTTCAGCTCGACGCTGCAGACAATGCGGATTGAGGCCGGCGGTACCGAAGGCACTGCCCAGGGCAAAACCAAGCGCATCCATGAGGTTGTGCTGCGGCTGTTCAGAACGGTCGGTGTAAAGGTAGGCAGCTCGGAGACTGAGCTCGACCGCATACCGTTCAGATCGTCAGCTGCAGCTATGACGGCCGCGATCCCGCTTTTTACAGGCGACAAGGAGATTGAGTTTCGCGGTGGCTTTGACACCGACGGCTTTGTGGTTGTCCAGCAAGACCAGCCGCTGCCGCTGACCATCATTGGCATCTTCCCGAGACTGATCACCTTCGACCAGTGAGGATTATTGACTACGACCAAAGCCATCTTCACGAGCTGATGGATGGCCCACTTAACGACGGCGCACCCGAGCACATTGGGTATATGAAGGACTATGCCGGCGAGCTGCAGCAGCCCGGCTGGTCATACACGCTGATCGAAAACGGATACATTATCTGCTGTGCCGGCATCGTCGATATGTGGCCGGGCGTAGGTGAGGCCTGGTTTATAGCCAGCAACAAAATACACGAGTACCCGCGACCCTTCATTAGGTTCGCCAAGACCGACGTCATGCAGAAGGTCG